ATCGGCGGGCGCTAGCTCACCGGCGCACGCGCTCCAGGCGCCCGGCGGCAGCCATGCGCCTTCGCCTGCACCCCACCGGCAGCAGTGGAACTGGGCGAAGCTCAGTGGCGTGACGCGCTGCGCCTGCTCGCGCAGCGACGCGGTCGTGATGTAGGACGCCGGGTTGGCCGCCTTGACGGCCGGGAAGTCGTCAACGTCCGCGTCGTCAGGCAGCGACCATTCAAGCCACCGCAGACCGGGTGCGTGCGCGTCGATCGTCGCACCCTTCCGCGTGACGGTGCCGGCGAGCGCCCGGGCGCGCAGCCGTCCTAGCGGGCTGTCGAGCTGCGCCGCGGCCGTTGAGATCCCGAGAAACTTCGCGTCCGGGCGTTTCACCAGGCCCGTGAGGCAGGCTTCGAGGAGGCTGTCGCCCTGCCACGCCCAGATCTCATCGCCGACATACAGCGACGAGCTGAGCCCGTGGACGCGAGCACCCTCTGCCGGCACGACGCGCAGTAGCCGGCGACGTCCATGCTCGTCGTCGTGGCGTAGTTCGAGGTGACGGATCACGAGCTGCCCGTCGAGTGCGTCGTGCTGGGCGAAGCCGCGCATCCTCTCGAAGCAGATGCGGGCCTGATCGCGGGACGCGGCACCGATCGTGACCGCCGCGTTCTCGACGGTCAACAAGTGGTGCAATGCGATCCGCGCCGCCAACGTCGTCTTCAAGTTGCCTCGCGGCAGAACGGCGATCACTTCACGTTCGCGGCCGAAGTGCGCCCTAGCGATCCGCCGCTCGAACGGTTCCAGCGCCTCGCCGATCAGCTCGCAGAACTCGACGAGTCCCTGATAGCCGGGCGCGATCGCGATAGTTGCCTGCACAACTAGTACGCTACAGCTACATGTCGCATGCACCTAGCGAGAAGCGATGGTTCGGTAGACGCTCGGCACCGTGGAGCCTTGGCGCTGTTGAGGATCGCGCCGCCGTCGAGGATCGGGCGTTGCCGGCGCAGACGACCGCGCCGTCGCTGACCTATCAGCCGCTGAGCACGAGCGCGGTCACGCCGACGACCGCGATGCAGATCGCCGACGCCTACGCATGCGTCCGCGCACTCGCCGACGCCGCCGCGAGCCTGCCGCTGATCGCCTACCGGCGGACCGCCGACGGCCGTCAGCGCCTGGACAACGCCACATCGGCGCTGCTGTCCAGGCCGGCCGAGGCCGTCACACAGTCAGGGCTGATCGGCCAGCTCGTCGCACATCTCCAACTCCACGGCAACGCCTATGTCGGCAAGTTTCGTGGTTCGGACGGCCAGGTGGATCAGCTCGCGCTGCTCGCACCCGACTTGGTGACACCGCGCCTTGTCGCGGGCCGGCCGCGCTACGCGGTGCAGGGGTTGCGTGGCGAGACGTCCGATCACGGCACCGACGACCTTATCCATATTCGCGGGCTGACGACCGACGGTCTACTCGGCCTGTCACCGGTCCGTCAGTGCCGGATCGCGCTCGGCTTGTCGCAGTCGCTGACTGAGCACGCCGCCGGCTTCTTTGAGAACGGTGCGCGGCCCGGCGGCATCCTCAGGTTGTCTCAGTACGACTCGGCGTCGCAGCTCGCGGAGCTCGGCGCAGCCTGGAATCAGCAGCATGGCGGCGTCAAGAACGCGCACCGCATCGCGGTCGTGACCGGCAGCGTGGAGTTTCAGCCGTTGACGATGCCGATGGACGACGTCGAGTTCTTGGCACAACGCAAGCTGTCCGCGGTCGAGGTTGCACGGATCTTCCGGGTGCCGCCATGGGTCATCGGCGCCGACTCGGGCGAGTCGATGACCTACAGCAACACCGAGCAGCAGAGCTTGCAGTTCGTCACGTATTCGCTGCGGCCGTGGCTTGTCGCGATCGAGCAGGCACTCAGCGCCGACCCGGATCTGTTCAAGCCACGCCAGTACTGCGAGTTCCTGTTGGACGCACTGCTGCGCTCCGACTCCAAGACCCGCGGCGAGATCTACGCGCTGGCGCTTGACCCGATCAGCGGTTGGATGACGCGCGACGAAGTGCGCCGCCGGGAAAACCTGGAGCCCGAACGATGAGCATCACCGGATTCGACCGCCTGCGCCTAGAGATCGGTGACACGCCCGCCGGGCACGGGCTTGGCGGGCCGCGTCCCGTCCCAGACCCGGAGTTCGAGGCTGTCGCCCTGTTCAATGACGACGAGCTTCAGACGTTCCTCGACGAACGCGGCGGCGATCTGATGCGCGCCGCAGCCGACGCACTCGACACCTTGGCGAGCCGGTATGCCGGCCACTTCGATGTAAGCGAAGACGGTCAGTCCATGGCCCTGTCGCAGTCTGCCACGGCGTTCGCGGATCGTGCGCACCGCTACCGGTTGCGCGCGCTGCGCACCGACAAAGCTCTGTATGAAGACCCGACGATCGAGGTTCTGCCGTGAGCCGTAGCGTTAGTAAAACTGAGCATACGTGCCGCGGATGTGGCGCCACGTTCGTCAGCCACCGTGAGAACGTGAACCTTTGCCGAATGTGTGTGAAGCGCCTTCGGCGCGGACGCGGACGCGCCCGCGCACGCGCAGGGCAGGGTTTCTCATGACCATCGTTGACCGTCCAACTGCCGGCAGCGTCGAGCAGCGCAGCGCCGCGGAGGCAGCGGCCGCACCGGCCGTCGACGGCCGGCGCCTACACGGCCTGATCCCCTACGGCGTCGAGTCCCGCGATCTCGGCGGGTTCCGCGAGATCATCGACGCGGGCGCACTCACCGGCGCGGACCTCTCCGACCTGATCGCGACACGCGAGCATGACCGCGCTCACCTGCTCGGACGTCACCCGACGACGCTGACGACCGAGGATCGCGCCGACGGTTTCGCCTGGTCCGTCGAGTTGCCACAGTCACCCGTCGGTGAGGACGTTCGCGTCGCCGTCGAACGCGGCGACCTGCGATCCACGTCGTGGCGCATGGTGGTCGGCCGCGACCGTTGGGACGGCGACGTCCGACACATCGAGCAGATCTCAGAGCTTCGCGACGTCACCGTCACAGCAGCACCTGCCTACGGTGAAGCACGCGCCGAGTATCGCAGTGCACCTTTCAACGGCCAGGAGGCCAACATGTCAGAGAACACGGCCACCGAGGCCACCGAAGAGAACACCGAGACGACAGAGACCGTCGAGGATCGCGCCACACCACCCGCCAACACCGGCGGCGGTCTGCGCGTCGAGGATCGCGTCACCGTCGGCACCACCCGCGGCCTTGCCGAAGAGCTGCGTAACCGCGGCTTCCCGGGTGAGACCGCGACGATCGAGTTCGGCGAGCTTCGCGCCGCCACCTTCACCGGCGCGACCGACACCCTGTCACCGGTTCGCAATCAGGGGGTCGCGCTCGGCGACGACTCGCGATACGCCTACCCGGCGTTCCCGAACGTCAGCGTCGATGCCGGCGTCACGAGCGTGCAGGTGTTCCGTCAGTCGGGACGCACCCTGCCGGCTGCCGCCAACGTGATCCGTGCGATCACCGCGGTCACACCCAAGCCCGAGGTCGGCTCGGCACTGGAGATCGTGACGCTCGCGCTGAACCAGGTCGCGGGTGTGCAGACGGGTATCCCCAACATCTACACCGAACAGCCGATCTTCAATTCGGTGATCGAGGGTGACTTGCGGTTGTCACTGAACGCCGGGCTCGACAAGCTGGTGCTGGACGCGGTCGCCGGCTCCGGCTTTCAGGCACCGGGAACCGATCCGCTTTTGGTGAGTATCCGTAAGGCCATCACCGTCGTGCAGGCCAACGGTTACAGCCCGAACGTGCTCGTCGTCCGCCCGAGTGACGCCGAGCTGCTTGACACGTTGCGCGCGACTCAGACGGCCGGCGAAGAAATGTACGTGTTCGCTGCGGGTGGCCTTGCGCCACGCAACCTGTTCGGCCTCCAGGTGAGGATCGCGAAGGACGCCGCGGCACCGTTCATCGCTGACAGCGCCGCCTTCGGCAAGCTCTACATCAGCCCGATCGCCCTCTCTCGCCACGAGGAGAACGCCGGCTCGACGAACACGTCAACGGTGAGGCTCGAGGGCCATTCGGCGTTCGGTGTGGAGCGTGCCGCCGCCGCCGTCCGGATCGCGGCTGCCTGATGGTCACGAAGAAGAAGCCGGCCCCCGTCGCGCCCGGGCACGTCGTGGCTGAGGCGAAGGCGAAGAAGCCACGCAAGCTCGGCGACCATCCCGCCGCGAAGATGGCGCTCGTCGCGCGGGCCCGCAAGGGAAGGTGAACAGGTGGCGCGCCTGCCGGTCGACGACGAGCTCGACCGGCTCGCCGCGCCATTCCACGCCGCCGAGAGGCGGATCCGTGCGCTCGTCGCGCAGGCTCCCGACGGCGATCGCCGTGCGCTGCTGATCGAGGCGCTCGAGATCTTGGTCGAGCTGCGCCGGGACACAGACGCCGCCGGCACGATCACCGAGGTCTATCTCGCGTCCGCGGCAGCGATCGGCGTACTGCAGCGCCGCTCAGTGTCGGTGTCACCTAGCGGCGCGGATGATCTCGGGCGGTCGCTCGCCGGCCAACTCGACCGCAGCGTCAGAAACGCGCAGGAAGGCGTCAGGATCGCGATCAGGACTGTCACGTCGGAGACCGTCGCGGATGCCGCTCAGACCGGCGTGACCGCGTTCGTGGACCGTGGTGGTGCCCGCCGGGCGCTCGGATCGTACGCAGAGCAGCTCTCGAGGACTCTCGGCAGACACGCGGTGTCTCGCGGCACGACCGACGCGCTGCGGGCCGGCGCGCTGGTGCAAGTCAGCCGGCACGGCACCGAGAACCCGATCTGCCGGCCGCTGGAAGGCGCGATCATCCCGGCGACCGGCAACCTGCCGCCATATCACGGCAACTGCAGCCATGTTGCTTCACCGATCGGATTCTCGGTGGACGAGCACGTTGCCGCCTTCCGGGCCGCTACGGTGCCGGCATGACTCCCTACCAGTGCGACGACCCAGAAATCGAGCGAGAACTCGCGACCCTGGAATGGACCGATCTCGGCTTCCCGGCAAGCTTGCCGCTCGCGCTGTTCACGCACTACGAGCGGCAAGGCGTCGACGAGCTGGACGCTTGCCGCCTCGTCGTCGGCCAGCTCGCTGGCGCCGTTGACCCGAGCTTCTCGATGATGACGGCGCGTGCCGCGGGCGGCGACGAAGCGGCAGCCCGCGAGCATGTGCACCTTCGCTGGCTGACTGATCTGCTGCTGGAGCACGTGACCGACGAGCAGCTCGAAGCGATTCAGCGCGCCGAACGTGACCGTCGCCGAGAGCCACCAGAGATTGACCGCCGGATCCTGCCTCCCGACTGACGCGGGCCACGCGGCCCGATATGTCCTCAGGCTCCCGTAGACTCCCTCAGGTCGGTTGGTTCCCGACTCGTTGACCCAGGGGCGAAGCTAGTCACTTCGCCTCATTCGTAGGGAGAGAGCGGCTCACACGGCCGCTCTCTCTCGTTGCTGACCGCGCGTGCTGTCACCATGGAACCATCCGGCGGACTTCCGGAAGCCGGCAGACGAAGGGAACCACCGATGGACTACGCACTTCTCGCTCGCGTGAACGCCGTGAACGCCGCGAACGCCCTGCTCGCCCTCGCGCGTCCTGCCCGCGAAGCGCAGCGCCGCTACGCCGAAGCCATAGCTGCGCGGCGGGCACTGGGCGTCGACTCCTCGACGCTGCGCATCATGCATCGCGCGCACATGGTGATGACGGCCCGGCCGAAGGGTTGCCAGCGGCGCGCGCGTCCGCGAACCAGCCACGCGGTCCGTCGGCGCGCCGGCGCAAGCGCACGCACGGCCGGTTGCGATCCGCCATCCGACGATGACCCAGAACGAACCGCCAGCGCGGCGCGCATCGGCGGTGTCCGATGAGACCGCCGACCCGCGACCCGCTGCGCACCGTCCGCGACGCACTCGAACGCCACGAATGCGGCCCGACGGGACCGGACCACCGGTACGTCGCGCGCTGTCCGGGGCATGAGGACCGGTCGCCTAGCCTGTCGGTCGGTGAAGGCGTCGACGGTCGCGCGCTGCTGCACTGCTTCGCCGGCTGCACAGCCGCCGACATAGTCGCCGCGCTCGGCCTACACATGCAGGACCTGTTCGCCGACGACCGACGACGATCGTCGCTGCCGGCGAAGTTCCTCGCGAAACCCCGCGAACCGATCGACCTGATCCTCGACGCGTTTCGCGAGATCGGCGCCGAGTACAGGTGCACCGCGAACCCTGATATGTGGGTGACCGGGCACTGCCCGGCATGCGGATGGCGAGACCGCGTCGTCGTGCTCATCGTCCGCGAGAACAAGCGCGTCAGGCTCTGTTGCTTCCAAGGATGCGACCCGATCGACGTGCTCGTGGACCTTCTCGGCGTCAGGGAGACATCATGAGCGCGCGAGACGAGCTGCGAGCCATGGCGCAGGGTGCCGAGCCACCCGTCACGTCAGACAGCCTCTGCGCGGCCCTGACCGAGATGCTCGGGATCGCTGAGATCGGACGTCGCGTCACCGGCGCGATGGTGTTCGGACGCGGGCCCGCCGCGTCCGTCGATGTGCGCCTGGACGACGACTCGAAGATCACGTTCGACCGGTTCTCCGACGTCGCGAAACCGGGTGTCCTGTCCGGCTATCTCGTGACGACGACCGGCGTCTTCCGAACGTTCAAGGGCGCGGAAGCCGGCGCGGTTGCCGGCGCAATCCACCGGCTCGCGCAACACCACGCAAACGAAGGCGAAGACGACGTCACGAAGGATCTCACCGAAGAGTTCCTGCGCCTCGCGCCCTCCCACGACGTCGACATGAAAGATCAGGCCGACAGGTGGCGAGCGTTCGCGATGATCGCGGAGCAGGAGAAGCTGCACATCAACCCGGAAGATCGCTCCGCGCACGCGATCGCGTCACGCTCAACGGTGCTCGTCGACGTGAACTCCGGCAAGCGGTATGTCCGCGCGTCGTGGTTCGCGTCCTACGTTCGCGCTGAGGCCGGCCCTGCGCACGCGTCAGGCAGACTCGCGATCGCGGTGCAGCGCGTCGGGTGGACGCGACCGAACTCGCAGGGTCGCATCAAGGCGACCAACCCGACGGACCGCCGAACGGTCTCGTGGTGCTTCCACGTTGTCCCTGCGTCACGCGAAGACCCACCGGAGGCGCAGGTTACGGCAAGTTATGGCTCTAACGCGCGTGCGCATACGCACGCGCGCAAAACAAGTCAACCTGCCATAACTTGTAACCTGAGCACCGATCGGTGTCACGGTCAGGCAGCCACGGCCGACGACGACGGGCGTACGTCATGAGCGCGCTACCCGCCCACGTCCGAGCTGACGTGCAACGCATCCTCGACGCCGAGGCGCGACGGCAGCTAGTGGAACTCGATCGCCAGCCGGTCGACGCCCCGAGGCCCACCCCGGCCCGAGGGCGCGACCGTGACCGCCCGGACCGTCGCACGGATGAGGTCGCGGCGGACGCTGTCGGGTAGGTCGTCGTCAACGCGCACGGTGAGCGCCAGCCCGGCGGTAGGAGGCAAGTCGTCTAGAGCCTCCTGCCGCCGGTCGCGCTCGTCGCGAAGCTCCGCGAGCGTCTCCACCGACGCCGCCTCGCTCAGAAGGCCAGCCGCGCCGAGCGACCGGACGGCCCGGTCGAGGCGTTCCTGCGCTCGGTCGCGTTCGGCGGCGAGCCGCACTGCAGCGTCCCCGCCGGTCGCGCTGCCCTGCGCGCCCGCTAGCCGCTCCTTCACCCGCTCCCAGACCCACGCCTCGGTCAGCCGCGCTGCGATGGTCACGTGCCCAGCACAGTCGTTATGCGACCCGCAACGGTAGATCGGATAGTCACTTTGGCGCCGCATCACCATAGTCCCCAGCGGCGAGCCGCACGTGCCGCAACGGAGCACGCGCAAGCGCGCCAGCAACCGGTCAGACTGCGGCTGAGGCCCGCGCGGAATCCGCATCCGCTGCACCGCTGCGAACAACTCCCGGTCCACGATCGGCTCGTGCGCATGGAGGTTCGCGAGGTCGCCGAAGTGCAGCTCGCCCAGCACGATCCGGCTGGCCAGTAGTTGCTGGACGCCGCGGGGCGACCGATCCACGCCCTGCTTGCCCAGCCATCCCCGGATCGCCATATGGCTCTCGCCGGCCAGCCGCCTGCGGAAGCACTCGCAGACCAACTCCACCTCGGCCGCGTTCGGCTCCAGGGTGCCATCGGCGCGCCGGGTGTAGCCCAGCGGCGTCCGAGACCACGGGACGGCCCCGCGCGCCACCGCCGCGGCCTGGCCGACCTTCGACTTCTCGCGGCCCTGCTCGCGGTAGAACTGCGCGATAGACCCCAGGACGTTCGCCTGCAGGCGCTCCGCGGCGCTCCCGTTCGTCAGCCGCCCATGGTCGAGCGCGAGCAGCTCACCGCCCGCGCGCTCCACCCGCCCGATGACCTCGGCCTGCACCGCGAGCGACCGGAAGAACCGATCCGCGTACGCGGCGACGATCACGTCCGCCTCGCCCGCCTCCACCGCGGCGAGCGCACGGGACAGCTCGGGCCGGTTGACGAGATCAGCACCGCCGGACACCGCGCGCTCACGACCGATCCACAAGACCGTCATCTCGTCCTGCTCGCAGCTCGCACGGATCGCGTCCGCCTGCGTGTCGTAGGAGTAGAGACGATCCTCCTGCCGGCCGCCCTCGACGGACACCCGGGTGATCCCAACTGCCCTACGCTTCGCCTCAGCCATGCAAGCCTCCTGTCCGCAGAAAACATACCACGTGACGACGTTCGGCTGCCAGATGAACGAGCACGACTCCGAGCGGATGAAGGGCATGCTCGAAGCGCTCGGCTATGGCGAGGCGCCGGCGCCCGAGGAGGCCGACGTCATCCTCTTCAACACCTGCTCGATCCGCGAGAAGGCCGACAGCCGCTTCCTGGCGCACCTCGGCCATGCCAAGCGCCTGAAGCTCGAGGACCCCGAGCGGATCGTCGGGGTCGGCGGCTGCTGGGCGCAATCGGTCAAGGACGAGGTCTTCGAGCGCTTCCCGTTCGTCGACGTCGCCTTCGGTCCCGGCCAGGTCAACAAGCTCGCCGAGTTCCTGACGTCCGAGTCGATCGGCGCCCAGGGCTTCTTTGAGTTCGAGGGCTTCACCGGCCACCTGCCCGACAAGCGCGCACGCGAGTTTCAGGCCTGGGTGCAGATCTCCGTCGGCTGCAACTGCAACTGCTCGTACTGCATCGTCCCCTCCACGCGCGGCCGGGAGGTCTCGCGGCTGCACGCCGAGCTCGTCGCCGAGGTGCGCCGGCTCGCCGCCGACGGCGTGCGCGAGGTGACGCTGCTGGGCCAGAACGTCAACTCCTACGGGCGCGACCTGCGTCCGCGGGCGACCTTCTCAGGGTTGCTGCGTGAGCTCGACGCGATCGATGGCATCGACCGCATCCGCTACACGAGCCCGCATCCAAAGGACATGCGTGAGGACGTCATCCTCGCGCACGCCGAGCTCGATGCCGTCTGCGAGCACATCCACCTGCCGCTGCAGGCCGGCTCGTCG